TTAACATGTTCCGCAAATCCATCTCGCTAGTCAATGTCTGAAGCATTGGAGTTTCATCTGGCTGATTTATTGTAGTTAGTGATGGTGTGCCACCTCCGTCTTCGTCATCGCCAGGTTTTGGCAAGCAATTACCCTGTCCATCTGCACCATGCGGACATTCTTTAGTAGTCGGGCAAGCACTTGTCTTACCAGTCTTAGGATCGCAAGTTCTAGTACTACCATCTGAACAACTTAAATCCTTTCCTTTACACTTATTCTCCTCAGTTGTAGTATCTGGATCCTGACAAACACCATTTACGAGAACCTGACCACCAGTACATTTTATTCCTTTGTCTCCTGATGGGGTAGTGTCGCCACCATCACCCGATCCTTCTGGTACATTCTTCCAGCGGTTCCAAGGTTCGTCGCCCATCTCATACTCTTCTGAAGGTAATGACCCTGTACTTCCGCTGTCAGCTAATCTCTTTTTAGCACTTCCAATATCTCCCTGTCTTTTCTCTGCCTTTGCCACAGCTTTCGCAAGATCATTTACTTGTGATGTAGTTCTAGCTGGGGTTGCTCCAATCTTCTTTCTATAATCTGCTCTTGCTTGTGTGCCGCCCCTAAAAGTTTGCATCTGTGATAGTTTGCTGGGATTTTGCGATGCTAAATGCTTCTTAGCCCAAGGATCTAACTCTTCATAATCTGAGGTAAAGCCACTATCATCAAAACTTGGGATATTGGCTGGTCCTACTTGCATCTTTTTAGCCTGAGATAGGAGTCCTAAGGCTTTCATCTCTGGTCTAGTTATATAAGCCAAATGAGTATCAGAACTTGTAGGCTTACGGCCCCTGAATTTTCGAGGGACTGTTATCCAGTCGCTACCTAAATCACTTGTACCATATTTTTTAGCCATACCCTATCTCCTGATTCCTCTTGACGAATAGTCCACATAAGCTCCTTGCAGAGTTATAGGCTTATCGTATGTAGAACTGTTTTCAATAATTAATCCCATGTTTGTTCCGATACCATTTATCTTTACGCGCTCTGATGCAACCACAGTAACTCCAGTATTAGGATTACTTATATCATCCTGGTTCCATTTGTCGGCTGTTACACTAACTGAATAACTGCTTGATACTGGAGATGATGGAGGTGTAAACGTACCACCAAAATCATAGTCAGGTGTAACAGTCAACGTAGTTGATGTATCAGCATTCATCTCAAGATTCAATTCTCTGAATCTCTTCCTCTTCCCAGGTGAATCATAATGGTAATACGCAGTTCTAATAAAAGAAGCTACTTCACCGCCATCAAAGTTATTACCAGAATCCAGCCTTCTAACATAGCCGTCATCAAATCCACCATAGAGAACCTCGAACCCATTAGCGTCCTCAACAGATGCCAAGCAAGTAACCTGGTCTGTCATGGTAAATGGCATAATACCCTGATTCTTCTTATTAATAAAAGTCATTGCCAATCCAGTCTTATCATTGAAGAATATCCTGTATTGGTTCTTACCTCTAACCTTCATAGATCCTACAGTATTCTCTTTCTGTGATTGTATATACGGATCTATCTTATCAGATGCAACAGCTGATTGAAAGTCACCGAAGTACTGCACTGTAAAGAGCGACGTAAGTCCACGATCATCCAAGAAGAATGTCTGATCCATCTTCTGTAGTGTATATGCTATAGCGCCTGCACCAGCATGGAACTGTCTTAAATCCCAGTCAGCTGACGAAGTACCATATAGCATGTACGCGTTATTTCTTGTGAAGATCGACATCACATTATTAACTTCTGTGGAGAACCCGCTTACATTGTCGCCTACATTAAGCTCTGCTGCCCCAGTTATAACACTCCATTGGTTTGGGTAGGCTATACTAGAGTGTTGGATAGAACCATTTGGATAGGAATAGAATAGATGTAACTGGTGTGCTGCTATATGTTCCGGCGTATCTACCGACATCCCTGTTGGTTGCTTTATAAATACAGTGCCATCCCAAGAGAATCCTTTGTCTACAGTATTCACTCCATACATAGTGATACCGGCAGTTTCTCCCCTGAAATTATAGGTAACAAACTCATATAATCCACCTGGATTTAGCGTCTGTTCGTATTGAGTTCCATCAGCCTTAGCTATAGTAACAGCAGTTGGTTCAGACGATCCATTAACTAACGCATGCTGAACACCATTTATATTTATGGCCTCATTATTTGTCCAAGTACCTGAGTTATCTTTTACAGAAATATATCCGGCTACATCATCATCTGGCCAGTCACCACTATTAACTCTAACACTAGTAACTATAGCAGTCTTTCCAGAAGATGCACCAGTAATTGTATCTCCTTCGCTTATCTCTATAGACCCAGAATCAAACGCAAGCAATGGCATAGTTAGATTTTCATTATCAACAAACGTTCCGGTAACATTAGTCAGCACCATTGTGCCTGCGGCGCCTGTCTCCCACAAACCATGGTATGCAATTCCAGCTAGATCTCCTTGGGCCCCGGCAGCACCTACTATAGTGGTTGGTGTACCTGTATCTCCTGGAATTGGTTCGCCCGCAGTAGTGGTACCATCAAAATTTAAGGCTGTACCAAGGTCAACCTCGTCCCATCCGGTTGATGTGCTCTTATACATTCCAGCTGTAACTGAACCAGACTTATTTCTAAATGCATAGGTATCTCCATTGTAAACCCATACACCAAGCACGTCCCCCTCTCCGGGAACAACAGAAATAATTGCTCTTTGATCCTCTTGTGCAGCTTGCAATTCAGAAACTAGAGATGCGTCTACTGTAGCGTCTCTTAATACTGGAGGACCATATGAAAGGCCAGTAGCAAGAACGCCCATTAACCAACTCTAAAGACTGACAACTGGCCGTAGTGCATTTGGAAATTCTCAGACCCTGCATCGTTATGCTTTACTTGTGCTGTAACATCTGTGTAAGTAGTATGTCCAGTGGTGTCAATTATTCCAGAAGCAGATACCGTATTTTCTAGGTTAGCAGTTGATCTATAAACAGCAGCATCAAATCCCGGAAATGTAGCAGAAGCTCCAGTATTAGCAGTTGCAATTCTGAACGTCCATATTACAGTATCAGTTCCTGTCTGAGCAAAACTAATACCTAGATTAACCATGAAGAATCCTTTGTCATATATTCTGATTCTATCATTAGCAAAATCAGCATCGGTTCCAACAGTAGTAGCCGAAACGCTTCCTGTATCATCTACCGCATCAGCTCCGGCAGTGTTTTTATTCCAATCTATTACCGCAGTTGTAGCGGTTGCTACTGCTTGAGAAGCTGGTGTGCCAGCCTTAGCACATATAGTAGCATAGCCGCCCATCCCTGACTCTGTAAATTGCCTGACCATCTGAGCAGTAATGGCGCCAGTAGTATTATTAGCAAAACTGGTGCCGGTCAGAACTGATCTTTCTTTTCTTAACGCTGTTGGTGTTCCCATTATCCGTACTCCACATTAAATGCGCTTCCAAACGCGCTATCTTTATTTAGAAAAAACATAGTTTCTCCATCCTCCAGTGTTCCTGTTACAACAGTAAAGTATATATATCCTTCTGCATCTGAATTAGAGAAGGACCCCGCCTCATCATCGCCTGTTATATCCTCAATGCTAACCTGTAGTATTGAGCCTATAGCACCGCTAGTCTCGCCCTTTACCAAATCTCCTTTGGAAGGTATTTGCATATCAAATGCAGTACTGAAGGCGCTATCAAATACAGAGTCCCTAGCAGTACCAACAGTAAAAGGAATCCTATAATAGGTGATCTCAGACGGTAGAGTCTGGCCATCAAATCTTTCATAGCCATCTACTCTTCTATATCTTCCTCGAATATCAATCTCAAAATTCTTAGCAGCTACCAGTTCTCCAGGCTTAAGGGCAAGAGAAGGATCCACCATATTTAAACCACCTTCAAATGGAAAATATGTAGACTCTAACCTACTCGGAGTTATCTGTCTATTAGCAAGCTTGCTCATTCTGTTCTTACCACAAAATTATCTAAGTTCTGAGCAGATGAGAATCTTCTATTCTTCTGTCTTGGCAATTGATCAGACTCAAGTTTATCTAAAAGATCTTCAAACTCTGCCAATGCTCCAGCCATAATCTCTGGAGCGTCCTCGTTCTCTGCATAGTACATCTTTGCCCTAGCTATAATTATCTTATGAAACCTTGGTGGTATTGCAGACACTTGGGCATCTGTAGTTAGGGCTGTTGGTGTAGCCCAGTATTCAGTAGCCATGGTGGAGGTTGCGCTAGGAGTGGGGTATAGATCTATGCTATTATCTGGTTTAAGAGAATAAACTTCTGGAAGATCCTCTGCAACGGTGCCGTACTTATAGATATCTCTGTATTCATTCCATCGCATATATTCTAATATAATATAATCATCAGATGTTTTATCATATACAAAAGAGTCCAACTTCCAATTACCTAAATCAGTTGGAAATCCAGTATCTCCTGACACCAATGTAGATGTAGCAGTAGTAACCGTGATAGTTGCTTCACTCCAAAGAAAGTCCCAATCAAACCATCTGCTTTGTATATCAAGATCTGCTTGGGCTATATACCTTACTACAGAAGTCTCTTCTTCCGAAAGAGTAGTTGCGTCTACAGCAGACGGACCTGTCCCTGGTATTCCAACATCTCTAGCCATGTCTTGACATAAAACTAAATATGTACTCATTTAAGATTTCCCAATATGTCTGATACTATTGTTTCTGGTTTAATATTAGAAGCGCACATAGCGCCACCTGTTGCATCGTCCCTGTGGCAAGTATTAAATCCATAATGTAATTTATGACAGGGGAAACAAAAATCTTCATAATATTCTGGCTCTAATGTAGTAGTATTATTCCAATGCTTAGAAAGATTTTCTTTAGATGAATGAGAAAGCATAACTATCTTATGACAATTTAATGTAGACGCGGCATTTAAAACTCCAGTCTCTGGCCCTATAACTAGATCACATACATCTAAGAATGCCAACGTCTTTCGTATAGACCACTTTCCTGATTTAGTAATTACTTTCTTTTCTTTCTCCCATCCTAGTTCTAACAATTGGCATAAATCATCACCAACAGTTACAAATGAAACATCATCTCTTTTAAGAAGAATCCGTGAAATAACCATATCCGTCCATGGATAAACCTTATGTACAGACGATCCAGCTAGAGCCCATAAAATTACGTTTTTAGTTTTTATCCTTCTCCTTACATCTCTAGCCCATCTTTTTTCTTTCTTGGTTGGAAAGAACTTAGGGGAGAACTCATATGGAACTTTAGCCCTATCATGGGTTTCTTCCATGTAATTTTTATTACACTCTTTATGTATCTCTTCTTGGCTCCACTCATTAAATCTTGGATCTGCAGGAACCCTAACAGTCTCCCCATTTATCTGTTCAAATCTTGAACCCATTATTAATAAGTTACCCTCTATGGATTCTGATAATTGAATGACCTTATCAAAACATGGGGACATTTTTTCCCAGTATTCTAGAAGCCTATTAGCTGGAATCTGATCAGTCTTTTGTACAAGTAATTCATCTACATTTGGATCAGTCGCAGATATCTCCGCACCACGCTCAGTTACATTTAAACATACATTGTAACCCTGCTCTTTTAACCCTGGAAATACGGAAGATGTTTGAATCATATCTCCAAATCCACCGTACCTAACAACACACGCTGTCTTTACTTCTCTTTT